TTCTCCGGCTCCAGATGTCTCAGGCCGGAACCGACGAGGAGAGGGCTACGATACTCCAGCGAATCAACGACCTTGAGCGCCAAAATCGTGATGCTGTCAAAAACACCCAGCAGGCGGTTGAGGACTTGGCCGCGGCCGAGTATAAGGTCCAGACCGGGTTTACGAAGACGAAGGCCGCGCTGAACAAAATGGACGCTTACCTCGGCAACCTGAGTAGCGACATAGGCAAGATCGGAGATGCCATGAACACGTTCAGCGACATTTTCGGCAGTGCGTTCGGAGAAGAGGCGTCCGCGATGATTCAGGACATCCAGAAGGGGTTTCAGGCTGTTCAGGCGGGAATCGCGCTGGTGAATACCGTAATGAGCATCGCTGACGCGATAGCCAAAGGACTGATGACCACCATGCTCCCGCTTCTTGCCGCATCGGTAGCCCTTGGAGCGGTGCTCGCTATATTCGGTGCGCGTCAGCGTCGAATCAAGGAGGAGCAGGAAGCATCAGAACGTGCTGTCCGGAAGCTGGAGAACGCCTACAAGGATTTGGAGAAGGCGATGGATCGCGCGTACTCTACGGCCGACATCAATAAGACGGCAAAACAGCAGACGCAGAACCTTCTCAATCAGCAGAAAGAGCTCAACCGCCAGATCAACCTTGAGTACAAAAAGAAAGACAAAGACTTCGATCAGGGCCGGGTAGATGATATGCGGCGACAGATCGAGGAGCTTAACCAGCAAATCGCCGAGAACCGCCGCGAGTTAGTGGAATCGTTCTACGGGACCGACTTCAAGACCTTCTCCTCCGATCTCGCTCAGGCGATCTACGACGGAGTGAAAGACGGTAGCCTCTCCGCCAAGGAAGCGTGGAACGAGACTGTGGACGAGATGGTGGACAAGATGATCCTCGAACTGGCTACGGCGAAGTTTATCATGCCGGGCGTCGAGAATATCATGGACAGCTTCATGGAGCAGACACGTCGTTTAAACGGATTAAGTCAAGACGAACTTCCGACGCTGGAACAATTCCCGTTTGAGGATTTCCGTGAGGCTTTGTACGCTTATTTCGGCGAGATATGGGGCGATTTCTCGCAGTGGTTGCCGGACGGCGGAGAATCCAATCTGACTGGTATTTCGAAGGCAGTCGGCTCGTTGACCGAGGACACGGCACTGGTACTGGCCGCGGCCGCGAACTCGATGATCTACTATCAGGTGGCCCAATACGATCAGGTTGTGTCGATCAACGCAATCCTGACCGGATGGAACGAACTTATCATGGGAACCGAAGAGACGGCCGGACTGATCCCGACGCTGATGGCTTCCCAGACAGAATCAATGGAGCTCCTTCGTGGGATCAAGAGCGACACGGGCCGTATCGCTACGGCGACGGAACAGATGGCCGACGACATCGGATCGGTAGTCGCACCGCTCGGATCGAAGGTGGGAGCCAAGGCAATTAACGTAAATAGCTGATAATTATGAAGTTAGAACTTAAAAGGCGTTTTTTGGGAGAGAGCTATACGATTGGCTCTCTCTCAATCGACGGCAAGAAATTCTGCGACACCTTGGAGGACAAGGTGCGCGACCTGAACAAGAACGGAGTCTTCGACGGCGACGAGAAGAAGGTGTATGGGGAGACCGCGATCCCTTACGGTACCTACGACGTTGTGGTGGACTACTCCCCGAAGTTCAAGCGAGAGCTCCCTCGTTTGCAGAACGTGAGGCACTTCGAGGGCATCCTAATCCACCGCGGGAACACGGCCGAAGATTCGGCCGGATGTATCTTGGTCGGCGAGAACAAAGTTAAGGGTAAGGTCATCAACTCCACGCCCTACGAGAAGGAACTGGTCCGGATTCTTAAAGAGGCTCAGGACCGGAAGGAACCCATCACCATTAAAATTGTGTA